CCGTCATAGGCTTCTATATTGCGCAGGATAGTGTTTACCTTCTCCTGCTCCTTCTCTGCTTCCTTCTTGTTCCGGCGCTCTTCTACGGCCTTCAATGGATTCACAGAAGCTATCTCAATCTTCTCGCCCTTCTGAACCATCTGGCCGACTTTGGCACCCACAAGAAAACAGAGTATATTCGCCGTTACCACTACGGCTATTAGCAATATCTCCATATATCCCCCTTATACTACGACCATAGCTTCACCGTAGTCTGACTGCGCTTCTGTCATCTTCTCTATGTTGAACCGGTACTGAGGACTTACTTCTATTACCTCTTCCGGGAAGACTACCTGGCCTCTGATATGGTGTGCAATTGCAAGGCCCATCATCATATCGTCGTGTCCGCCCTCTGGTGCCTCTATACGGCCCTTTTCGTTACGGATAATAGTAAGTAGTTCCTCAAGCGTTTCCTTATCGTTAATGGCGTCACAATGCTCTCTGACGATCTCTATGAGCGCAGATATGATAGTGGGCCGTGTAAGTGAAGTAGTCTTGAAGCCGAAGCGTCTCTCTGTCCTTCCGGTGTATGTGTCCTGCGCCTCTCTCGTGTACTGCTTCATATAGCCCAGACGCTGAAGCTCCATAATAGGATAACTGTCAAAGTTCGCCTCAATGCCTATCAGAGCATTTGCGTAGTATTTACCCAGGCAATACATCTGCTTTGTGTATTGGTCTGCGTCAAACTGATGCCTGAGCACTGCTACCTGTTTGCCGGTCTTTGCATCCAGCACGTGACCGGTAAAGTAGTCGCTGCCTTCTCCGGCTGTGTCTCCGCCTATGCAATACTCAGTGAACTCCGGTGTATTCGGCATCTGGTATATACGTATATATCCGTTCCTGTCGTTTACCCATCTGATGTTGGTCAGCTTCAGGCCGTCATAGTCATAGTCAAAGTAGCCGGTCTTTATAGCCTTTGGTATGCTCTCAAGGCGCTTCTGTATTGCTCTTGCGTCAAATACTGTCTTGCCGAGAATGCCCCACTTACCCAGGCAGTATACTTCATAGGTGTACTCGTCAATATGCTGTAAGTCCTCAAGGGCCTTCCGGTCATCTTCTGTAAGAAACTTATTGTCCTTATAAGTAGAAAAGCAGACTGTAGCCAGTCCGCTGTCAATGAAGTGCTTCTTTATCCAGTGCTGTATGTTTATCGGGTTAAAGGATAGTACCATCTGCTTTTTGGACTTACCGCCACGCAGACGCACCTTGAGCTGGTTTATATCAGCTTCCTGGCACTCTGTAGCTTCCTCTACCCATATATCCGTTAGCTCTCCGTTCTCAAATGTAATTGACTTGATCTTCTCAACGTCATCCAGGCCGGCAAAAGCTACCTCATTACCAGTAAGCTTGCAACGAATACGCATATCAGATTCATTTACCTTGAAATGCTCTGATAAGTTCCAATTGCTTATTACCTGCTTCAGCAGAGGGAATGTTGACCTTCTGTTTGTATCGCCCGTCTGACGCACTACAAGCAGATTACAGCGCTTTGGATGAATGAGCTTATATATGAATCTCTGCGCTATGTAATAGCTCTTACCGGAAGAACCGCCGCCGTAGAACACAAGGTATCTGTCCGTATTATCCAGATAGGGTATATATACGTCATTGAATACCTTTTTTGATATCTTTATGTTAACGTTCACTCGTCATCACTCAGCTCTATGTTGATGGTAAGTTCGTTGCTTACCTCAGCCTCAATCTGCTGTTTCTCTTTCCATCCTTCAAAGTTATTGGCAAGACTGAACTTTGCGCCATTTGCTCCGTCTTTGTCAAAGAGTCTTTCTTCGGCATATTGCTCAACACGGGCCTTCGCACGCATAATCGTGTCCACAAACTCTTCTTTTCCCTGGTAGTTCAAAAGCGTCTGTCTGCTGTTAAACCCAAGTGCAAGAGCGAGTCCGGTAATTGTAAGCGGCCTATCGTCAAAAATGACCGGCCTTCCAAGTTTATCTACTAATACGTTACCGTCTCCGTCATACTTTATTGTCCCCTTGCAGCTCTCAAAATACTCGTCTATCTTTTCCTGTATTTCCTCTTTGGTTTTATACGTGGGCGGTCTACCTATTTTTTTCTCCTCGCTCATTGTTTTCCACCTTCTTCCACATATATATAAGCACCATAGGCGACGCCGGCCGCCGCCCCCTGGAGTAAGGTACTTGCCGCTTGTGCGGTGGTGCTTTTATACTTAATTGCACGAAAAAAGCACTCGTCCGTAGGCAAGTGCTTCTCCAAACATATTATTTTACGATACCATTATACACCCTTAAAGCATTACATTCCATTACATTTCATTACATCTTCAAACCCGAACAATGGCAAGTACGGGATATTCAGAATTTTCACAACGCAGAAATAACATAAAATCGCCGTCAAATTTCGTTTTTATTTCTTCTTTAATTAGTGCCGCACAATCATATTTATAAAGATTGAATCTACCCGTAATGCGTAGTTTCCAATCAAACCGATCAGCTCCTTTTGCCCCAAATTCTTTTTGACAGTATTCGTGAAACTCTTTGTAATCATCAAACACAATCACAGTATTTCTACAATCACCAAAACCGTTCGGTAATTTAATAGAAAAGTCCTCATTCCCGAACAAAAAACTGCCGCCGTCAGAATCTGTATAATACTTTTTCATCATAAGCCTCCATCAATATGTCTTTTTGTATCCGTTATATTTGAAGTTTTTTATGTACCACATACCAGTTTTGACCGCTTCCGCAAACTTTTCTACTTCTGTGGCGTTCATAGTGCCCGTGCCTGCACAATTTAACCCCATTCTTATCGCCTCGTCATCGCTTGTATCAATGAACCAAATTTTTTCATTATCGCCAAAGGGCTTGTTGATCTCTATTTCTGCCCGGCGGCGTTCTCTGTGAAATTCTTCGTTAGTTACTGTTTTCATTTTTCTACCTCACATCAAAAATAATACTTTTTTGTTTCTCTGTCTAATATGCGTGCCTTTGTATTTCGTTCACTTTCTATCAAGGTCTTAACGAGCATTGCGTCACTGAGCGAGTCATAAGACGCAATGTTCGTGAACCTATTGTTTTCCTGCTTTGTTTGAACTATATATCTATTTGTCTTCATCCACAAAATACATATATTTGCCGTTTTTACGTTCATAATACCCAAACGTTTTGTTAAGCTTGTAGCCTCTCGTGATACTTTTAACGTCATCTCCGGTATAACCGCCGCCGTAATAGGTTTCCTTCCCGGTTTCAATGTCTACTTTTGTAACCTCGTAGTAAGTGTTCTCCATTTCTCTTTCCCTTTCCTCAATAATCTCTTATGTCGTTGAGATAAAACTTTTTCGTCATTACAGCACCAACAAGAGCTTTTAATCTCTCTATTGCCTCTTCTTCTGTCGTCGCTGGTATTTTAATTTCTGTAAGTTCCATTTCCTCTGTCTTTTCCACGGGGTTGTAATTCATTCCAAACACATATAAGTTTTTCATCTTTCGTTCTCTCTTTCTTTTGTTCATCAAAGGATCTTTTCAATCCATTTTTTGGCATCCTTTAAGGTTTTGAAGCTTTCAAGCATATCCTCTCCATCATTAACTACATAAAACACTGTGGCTCTGCCGTAGGTTTCGAACGTAAAAGGGTCAAATTTTTTGTCCTCTTCACGAGTGATTGTAAATCCGTAGTATGTTTCAACAACTTCACACTTAACACATCTTGTCATTTTTTCTTTCTCTCTTTCGTTCTTGGCGTGTTCGCCTTTCGTTGTACTCATTTTAGCACATTGCGCAATGTTTTGCAAGACGGAATATTGCACAAACATTACACAATGTTTTTGTTCATTTTGCACATTGCGCAATGATAACTGATGTGCTATACTATTATATAGTATTTAACGGGGGTATCAATATGAAAAAAGAGAAGTTTAATAAGGTATCGTATAACAACCAGTTTAATTTGAAAACATACGATCGAATTAACCTTGTTGTTCCAAAAGGGAAGAAGGATATTATAAAAACCTATGCAGAAGCAAACGGGGAAAGCGTCAACGCTTTTATTAATCGAGCGATTAACGAGGCGATGAACACAGAAGAGGGATAGGCTTGCGGCCTATCCCTTTAATATTGCCTCAAGCATATTCAGCGCATTTTTCTTTATCCGCCATACCTGCACCGTGCTATAGTTCATATCTAAGCCTATCTGCTCCTGCGTCATATACCGGACGTATTCTCTATGTAATACGCCATATTCTGCCGCCGGTAACATCTGTAGCACGTCAAGCATAGCGTCTTTCTGATCGCTGTATTTTTTCAGCTCTGCGTCAAGAGTGATAAGCTTCACGGCCAGGGTGCCTACCTTATCTGATACTCCCGGAGCGTGCGGCATACCGTCCATCTTTCCTACGGTATTACAGGCCAGCTCTCGCACCCGGTCCATCTCCGCCTTTTTTGCTTCTATAAGTTCATCAAGCTTTGCAAACCGCTCTAACCACGCAATAACGTCCACACGCTACCATCCTTTCAAGGCCTATACCAGCCAGAATACTTACCGTTTCTGAATATAAATCTACGCCCGAATATGCAGAGATAAGTAGTGTTCGGGTGTTCGCAAGATCGTTTAATCATTTTCTGTTCTCCTTTCTCCATAACTACAAAAATCGTTTTCTTGCACATAAACAGGGACGCTATTGTTTTCCCACTCCATATAGCGGCAACACCTTGAGGCGCAGTTTATGCCCTTATCTCCCGTGACACCGAGAGGTAACTTTTTTTCTTCTTCGGTATATGGTCTGCGTTCACCGCTATCTGTCAAGACGTGTTTTGGCATAAACCACTTGCACTTCTTACATCTGACTACCTCAACAAAGTCTGCGATTGTTGCCACATTCGGAACACTTTCGTCAATTTCAAGTATGCGCTTTATCGTGTCTGCGTTCTTTGCGGAGTTAAGTATTAGCTTTAATTCTCCGTCCTCATATAGTCCGTAATCACAAACAACATCTTTTATTTCATACTTAGCCATTGTCTGCCCTCCTGTTCCAACTCTCATTGGTATATGTTTTTATACTTGCATACCGCTTCACAAGCACAACAATTACACTTTGCACTCAAATTCATCATTTAACACTCCTTTTCTTTATCTAAATTCATCAATCGTTCAAACAACTCAAAGGGGATTATAACGGACTTAAGTTTAGGCTTAATATGATCTTTCCAATCTGCTTTACCGCTCTTGACCCTTTCGTAAGTTTCTAAATCAGCTATTATCCCTCTATGAGTGCCGTCTCTTTCGCACATTGATTTCATCATCCCTCGCCGCCTTTCCTTTCATTGTTGTTACTCCTTTCAATCTTTAAGAACATATCCATTCAAGGACAGCCAATTTCTCTGCTCGGCGGTTAGCATTCTTCTGTTACAAAAATATCCGTCCTCCTGTTCAAGAGCGACTTTTACCCACCCGTCAGCTTCAAGCCGTATTTCTCCCGAGCCAAGATGTTGAGCAAGGGTAATATGCTCACAATGACTACACGGATAATGTCTACCCTCGGGCGAAAGCCAACCGATTTTATGTTCTTTGTCTATAGTTTCATAATGCTCAAACATTTTTTCTTTCAGCCAAAGAATGCTGTCTCTGATCTTTTCGGCTAACTTATACTGTCTTTCATTAAGGTCATAATCTGCTATGTAAGGTCTTGCAATCTCTATAAACCCGAGCGAGACTTCGTGTCCGCTTCTCGAAAATTTCACAAGAGAAATTTCATTATATATTCTTTCTCCTATTTCATCATCAAAAGTCTGCGGACTATCAAGCCGCCAATATGTGCCTTTGGGGAAAGTGAAACATAAGAAGTCGAAAAGGTCATTTAACATATCATAAGTGAGACGGAAAAAGTATCTACCGTGGAAACGGTACTGCCACCGCTTCGGCTTGTTCAATTCCAAAATCTTGTCTTTCCATTCATCCCAAAAAGTTGTAATAGGGTATTTCTTTTGGGTCATTTTGACGGCGTAATTGTGCTTAGGGCAATTCATGAAATCGCACTTTTCACAATCGCATTTGAACGGGTTTATTGTTCTTCCTATTTCAAATTTCTGCCCTTTCACGGGTACAAATTCAACCTTCATCATCCCTCACCCACCATTTCTTTTTCTGAAAGGGTTTCATCGTATGCTTTTTTATCGGTCATAACTTCATTCTCCCTTCTCTATATGCTTGAACCCAAGAGTTTACAGTAAGATACCTTAAGCCAAATTCGTCCGCTACTTCCTTTTGTGTTTTGTGTTCCTCAATAATCATTCGCATTACGTCTGCCTTCAGCTCTTTGATATATCTGCGCCTGTGCTTATGAGTAGTTCGCCTTTTCTCTTTGGCCTCTTCCTTACGTCTGCGGTATTCGCAAAGGCAAGTCCACTTACAAAAGCCTTTTTGGTCTTCTATGTACACGTGCTCCGGCGCAGGAACGAATATCTTTCCGCATACCGGGCATTTTCGTTCTACAAGATTGCCGCCTTCACTCATTTTGATTCTCCTTCCAGGGCACGTCACACAGTTCAGGGTGCTTCAGCTCCATCTGAATAGCCCATAGCAAATTCCAGGCGGCCGCCAGAAGATGCGGTTCGTCTGTCTGACCGTCTATATGCTTTGCAAGGTGCCGGGCAGCGCTGTCACAGAGAGAACTTGTTTTTATGCCCTTGTCTACGTTATGTTCGCCGTATTTTTTTGCGCCGTTCTCGCAGTGCTTTGATACTTCCATAATAGCGGCCCAGGGCAGAAGGTCCATTCTGCCTTTGCCCTCTGCCATATCTCTGACCGCTCCGGTATCAAATACTCTGCGATCTCCGCTATCTTTAATCATTTTTCTTACCGCCTATTCGCAACATTCCTTCCGCCGGCGCTCCTATCCTGAGCTTTTCTATTGCCGCAAGTAGAGGCGCAGACAGCTTCTTATTTGTGTGCTCTCTTTGTGCGTATATTTCGAATATCTTCTGGAAGTGCGCACGTTCTACCATTATGTTTTCTGACATACATAAGTCCATATAACCGATATTTTCTACACAGCGCCGTGTAAGAGGGTCAAGAGAATCCATAGCGGCCTGTTTATTATAAGAACCATACCGGCGGACAGCGTTAAGCGCTCTTTCCCAGGACTCGCCCCAGGTAAGCTGTTCACCATTGAGCATAGTATTTGTCGCTTCTCTTATGTCTGCTATGGAAGGTGACCACTTATTTGTAGCCACCCATTTTCTAAGCACAGCTTCCGCTACCTCATAGGATATGTCAGACAGTTCCCGGTACCATAGCTCCATAGCCTGTTGGTTCGGTAAAAGGTTCTCTCTGGGGTAATATGTTTTAAG